CTGGACGCCAGAGAAAATTTCTTGCCTTTTGTAAAACAGGTGTGGCCAGAATTTATTTGTCGTGAAGCTAAGGAACCTTCTGAATGGGGGCACCACCAAATTATTGCGGATCGTTTAACTAAAGTCGCTCAAGGGAAGTTAAAAAGATTAATTGTTAACATGCCACCAAGGCATACGAAATCAGAATTTGCTTCTGTGTTTTTTCCTGCTTGGATTATGGGACTCAAGCCTGATGCAAAAATTATGCAGGTTTCTCACAATGCTGAACTCTCACAAAGGTTTGGCCGTAAAGTTAGGAATCTTGTTTCCTCAGAAGATTATTCAAAAGTTTTTAAAAATGTTTCTTTGGCTCAAGACTCCAAAGCTTCAGGTCGTTGGGAAACCAATCACGGTGGTGAATACTTCGCAGCAGGTGTTGGCGGAGCGATCACTGGACGAGGTGCTGATATTTTAATCATTGACGATCCGCACACCGAACAAAATGTTATGTCAGGCACAGCTATGGAAAAGACTTACGACTGGTATGTTTCAGGACCCCGTCAGCGTCTCCAACCTGGAGGAGCGATCGTGGTGGTCATGACCCGTTGGGCAACAAACGATCTTACAGGTAAACTGATTGATCATCAAAAAAATGATAACGCTGATCAGTGGGAAGTCATTCACTTTCCTGCATTGATGCCAAGCGGTGAACCCGTTTGGCCTGAGTATTGGAAGAAGTCAGAACTTGAAGCGGTTAAAGCCTCCCTCCCTCCGCAGCGCTGGAACGCGCAGTATATGCAAAACCCTACGTCTGAGGAAGGAGCGTTAGTTAAACGAGAATGGTGGAAACCGTGGAAAGGAGATATTCCTAATCTAACTTTTATCATTCAATCGTACGATACGGCGTATTCCAAAAAAGAAACAGCGGATTACTCGGCGATTACCACGTGGGGCGTATTTTATCCTACGGAGGGCGGAGACCCAGCTATTATCTTAGTCGATGCAATGCGTGGTCGATATGATTTTCCTGATTTAAAAAATGTTGCATTAGAGCAATATAAATACTGGCAACCGGAAGCCGTTGTGATTGAGGCGAAAGCCACAGGACAGCCTTTGTTACAAGAATTTAGACGCATGGGGATTCCTGTGATGGATTTTACTCCTACACGTGGAAAAGATAAGTTTACAAGGCTTAATTCGGTTGCACCTTTGTTTGCATCTGGTATGGTGTATTATCCAGAGGGAGAACAATTTGCACTTGATGTCATTGAAGAGGTCGCTGCATTTCCTAACGGAGAACACGATGACTATGTCGACAGCATGACCCAAGCTATGTTAAGATATAGACAGGGCAGTTTTGTTTCTGCAGATTTTGATGAGATTGTGGAAGCAAAAGAGCGTTTAACAATGGAACATACATATTATGGTTAAAAGTATAGCAGAAACAGTTGTCGACACTTTAGGTGAAGTTGATCCTCAAAAATACATGCAAGAACAATTAGGACAAGCCCAAACCGCTGCAGGCGGCGTTGAAGGAGCTAAGGAAAAATATGGTGTGAAGGGTTACAAAAAGGGAGGAAAAGTTAAACAAATTTTAAAAAAAATTGAAGAGACAAGTAACAGAGTTCCAAGACAAGGTCCTAAAACAGATATTAAAAAAATGCCTAAAAATTTTTCAGAGTTCGGAGTGGATGTTGATCCTACCGACAAAAAGCCATTTGTGTATGGAGTGAAAAAAACAGGTAAAGATACTTTTATTCACGGAGCCTCAAAAGGTAAAAAAGATTACGTCGGAAGTATTGAAAAAGGTTCATTTAAAGGAAGCTATGAAAGAAGTTTAAAAGGAGATGACGTGGTTAAAGGAACCTATAGTAAAAATGGTTTTCGAGCGGGTGTATCTAAGTCAGGAGGCAATAAACAATTCACTTTAGGTTTTGAAAAAAAATTTAAACAAGGTGGAATGGTTTGCCGAGGTCAAGGTAAAGCAAGAAAGAAAAACTTTAAGGTATATTAATGTCAAGTGAATTTGAAGATGAATTAGAAATAGTGAACGATGCGGATAACTCCGTTGATCCATTAAACGCAGAAGCCGTAGATACCGTTGTTGATGAAGACGATAATCTGTTAGCTGGCGAACGGATGGAGGAGACCAGTGTAGGTTTCTATGACAACTTAGCTGAAACGTTAGATGACTTACAGTTAAGAGGTTTAGCTATTCAACTTCTCGAAGATTACAAAAATGATAAGATGTCTAGAAAAGACTGGGTCGATAATTATGTTAAAGGTCTAGATCTTTTAGGATTTAAATATGAAGCTCAAACCCGACCTTTCATTGGAGCTTCTGGAGTCACTCATCCTTTGCTTGCAGAATCTGCAACACAGTTTCAAGCCCAAGCTTTTAAAGAACTTCTTCCTGCGGATGGTCCTGTAAGAGCCGAGATTGTAGGAGCGATTGATGAAGTGAAGGAGCAACAAGCGCTTCGTGTTAAAGATTTTATGAACTATCAAATTTCTGATGTGATGGAAGAATACACTCCTGACTTTGATCAAATGTTATTTTACTTACCGCTTGCAGGATCGACGTTTAAGAAAGTTTATTATGACTCTTTGTTACAAAGAGCAGTTTCTAAATTTATTCCAGCTGAAGATTTAGTGGTTCCTTATAATGCATCGGATTTACATGATGCAGAAAGAATTACTCAAATTGTTAAAATGAACGCTAATGATTTAAGAAAGTTACAAGTTTCAGGTTTTTATCGTGATTTAGATTTACCTAAACCCCAAATGAAAGAAGACGATGCTCAAAAGAAATATGATGACTTAGAAGGGGTTAAGAATACAGCGCAAAATTACGATTTATATAATCTAATTGAAATGCATGTAAACTTGGATTTACCAGGTTTTGAAGATGATAACGGAGTTAAAATCCCGTACGTCGTAACCATTGATGAAGATTCCATGCAGATTCTTTCAATTTACAGGAACTATGAACCTAATGATGAATTGAAAAAAAGAAAACATTATTTTGTTCATTACAAATTTTTACCGGGTTTAGGATTTTATGGGTTTGGTTTAATTCATATGATCGGCGGATTATCTCGTGCTGCGACTGCCGCGTTAAGACAATTATTAGATGCAGCCACTTTAAAAAATTTACCTGCAGGATTTAAATCTAGGGGATTAAGAATTCGTGATGATGCTGAGCCTTTACAACCCGGTGAGTTTAGAGATGTGGATGCTCCTGGTGGAAATATTAAAGATCAGTTTCAACTTCTCCCTTTCACGGAACCTTCAACTACGCTTTACCAGTTGTTAGGGTATTGCGTAGATGCAGGTAAACGTTTCGCAATGATTGCGGATATGCAAGTTGGGGATGCGAATCAAACTGCAGCTGTTGGAACGACGATTGCCTTATTAGAACGTGGATCACGTGTCATGTCAGCGATCCACAAACGTTGTTACTACGCACAGAAACAAGAATTTAAATTATTAGCAAATGTCTTTTCAACTTATTTACCTCCAGAATATCCTTATGATGTTTATGGAGCATCAAGAATTATTAAACAAGCAGACTTTGACGATAAAGTAGATGTGATTCCTGTTGCGGATCCTAACATCTTTTCTATGGCACAAAGAATTCAGTTAGCTCAGACCGAGTTACAACTCGCACAATCTAATCCACAAATTCATAATTTACATGAAGCTTACAAAAGAATGTATGAATCATTAGGAGTTAAAAATATAGGAGCCATCCTCCAACCGCCACCCGAGCCTCCAAAACCCATTGACCCAGCACAAGAAAATTCTGGAGCTTTACAGATGGTTATTCCAAAAGCATTCCCTGAACAAAACCATGATGCACACATTAATGCACACATGGCCTTTATGACATCGCGTATGGTTCAAATTAATCCTCAGGTTTACGCGTTAATGCAAGCGCATGTGTCTCAACACGTAGGTTTAAAAGTTAAAAATAGAGTTTTGGCTCAAATGTTAGAGAGCGAAGAGATGAAACAACTTCAACTTCAACAACCCGAAGAGTTTGCAATGTTGTTTGAGTCTAAAGTTGCAGAAGAAATTGCAGTTG